GCTCGACTATTGCCACGTCCGGAAACACTGGCGCTTTTCGTCTTTATTTGAAAGGATGGGAGTTATAGACAATGGATCGATTACTAGACCTATTCAAAAACGATACGTTTTGGGCGCTACTAACCGCGGGGGTTATCTATCTCGCTGGTGCTTGGGCTGTCCCTCTCGTTTCCAAATTACCAAATACGAACATAGTATTTCGACTAATTCGTGTGATCCATCTTGTGCTCAACAAGGTCGACCCGGGCGGCAACGTAGCGAAAGATGCAGCGAAAGACGTTGCGAATCTTACCGCTATCGCTTTCGTTCTCTTCGCGTCGTTCATGCAAACAGCGTGCGCGGCGAGCTTCGAGGAGGCGCGATTCTCGAGTGCGACCTCGATGCGTAAATCGGCACCGCGCGACGACCAGGAGTGCAAAGCAATCGATAAGCGCCACCGAATATGGGGCGGCGTCGAATACGGCGCGCTTGCGGCGACTGGCGCGTCGGGACTGTCAACAATCCCGGTCGATGGCGCCACGGTCAGAATCGCGCTTGCTGTTACCGCGCTCGTATTCGTTGGGACGGCAGCTGTGAGTAAATTTGAGGATAACGAAGCCACTAAGGCGTGGACTTCGCAGTGCACAGAGGGCAAATGACGCACGAATTTCGAATCGATCCAATCGCTCACTTTTTTATCGCCGTGTGGTTTGCGGCGCTATTAGCACTCGCCGTTGACGGATGCGGCTCGACCCCGATCAATCCATCGCCAGCCGGCGGTGTGTCGTCCGTAGGCGGCGCCACGGCATCGGGTGGGAGCGTCGCTACTGGCGGGACGCAAAGCGCTTCCACGGCGGCAACTGGCGGCGCTACGGTGGCAAGCTCGACCAGTTCCCCCACGCTCGCGTTTCTCGACTGCAATCCGGCGTCGTCCGCGGGCAAAGCCAAAGCCCATCACAATCTATCCGGATGGCACCGTAACCCCGACCGCGCCAAACACGCGCGACAACTGGCGAGCTATTCGGTGGTCGCTCCTAGCTCATTTCCGCGGGCGAATGTAGCCGTCAATCTCAACCAGGCCAAACTCGGATCGTGTACCGGCAACGCCCCAGCGCAGTGCCTTTCGACGTGGCCCTTCGACGCGCAGCTTACCGAAGCCGACGCGATAAAAATCTACATCAAGGCGACCGAAATCGATAACTTCCGCGGCACCTACCCGCCCACTGATACCGGCTCCGATGGCGCATCCGCGGCGCGGGCGGCTAAACTTCTCGGTTACACCACGCTCGACTTTGAGCCAGTCAACACGCTCGAAGACCTGCAACGTCGATTGCAGCGCTCCGCCTGCATTATCGGTGTCGATTGGTACGAAGGTTTCAGTATTCCGACGCTGTGCGGCGAGATGCGAATGACGGGCAAAGTCGAAGGCGGGCACGAGATTCAAGTTGCATTTTGGGATGCTGAATTGAAACGCGTTGGTATACGCAACAGCTGGATGGACTGGGGTAACAAACGCACTGGCACCAACGACACCGGTTACGCGTATTGGAGCGCTGGAACGCTGCAAAAACTCGTGAATGCGGGCGCGGAGATTGATTGCCCGATCGTGAAAGGCGATTTGTAATGAACCTAGAAAAAATACCGTGCTTTCTCATCGAAAAAACCGAACGAACCTTCACGGCCGGTGGCGTCACGCGTGCCGTTTACTCAGACGGTAAACGCGACTTTCACATTGGCACCATCGATATGGTCGCGCCGGATGGAGAACGCCTTCCGTGCGCACCGGTTGGCGCAATGTGGGACGCCGACTGGTTGCACGGACTCCACGAAAGCAACGGTCTTCAGTGCGATCGAAACGAAGATGGAAAGGTTCTAATCCTTCGTTGCCCAGGCGGCGATTGGTGTATCGATGGCGCTTCTAACACTGGCGGGTCGTGGTCACGTTGCGGTGTTGCGCCGAAGCTCACCGTAACGCCTTCGATTTTGCAACGCGGCAAATACCACGGATGGCTACGTGATGGATTTTTGGCGGAGCTCTAACGATGATTCGTCAATCAGTAATCGACATCTTCCCTAGATTTACCAACACATTCGAAGGCCGCGTCCCTTGGATGTACCTTGACATCAAGGGGCTCGTGACCATTGGTCTCGGGTGCCTAATCGATCCGGTTTCGACAGTTGCTGGCTTGAATTTCGTCGAGCGAATTTCAAAAAAACCAGCGAGCAAAGAAGCTGTCGTTGCCGAGTGGCAACGTGTCAAGGCGCGTCAGGACCTAGCGAAAAAAGGCCATCGTGCAGCGTGGGGAGTTACCGCTCTTGAGTTGCTCGACTACGAAATCGATCGACTCGCGCTCGAGCGGCTAACGCGCAACGCTGATTATCTAGCGAAGACTTTTCCAGACTTCGGCTCGTGGCCAGCCGACGCGCAGCTCGCGACACTATCGATGGCTTGGGCGATGGGCGCAGGATTTCCGAAGACGTTCAAACTCTGGACGGCTGCGGTAAAAGCTCACAATTGGCTCGAGTGTGCCAAACAATGCCGAATCAACGATAAGGGAAATCCGGGAGTGACTCCGCGCAATAAAGCCAATTTTGATCTATTCGAAGCGGCGGCAAAATCTGGCACATTTGAATTGATTACCGGTTGGAAATAACACCAATGGCAGATCCTCAAAAAACGCGCGAACGAATGTCGCAATCGCACCAACGAAAAACGAACGATTCGCTTGAGTCGCTCGCGCGTGATTTTGAGGAATTCAAACGAGCCACAAATGAACGATTAGAAATAGGAGATCAGCGAATGACCAGAATCGAATTAGCCGCCGAGGGAATGCGAGGATCCGTTGAGAGAGCGATCGTTATGCTTCCGCAAATCATGCGAGCGGAAACAAACGGGCTCGTTACATTTTTGAAGACGCAAAACACAATCGCCGCCGGAATGCGAGAAGGTAAAGATTTTGAGAAAACGCCAGCAAATTCGACAGTTGTATTGCCTGGCGGCGTGAGCTGGAAATCGTCTCCAAAATCAATCGGAATCGTCATTGTCGTCGGGACAATGTTGGTGTCGTTGAGCGCGACAGTCGCCTACATCGTCGTCTCGTTGGCTCGTATGCGTATCCTAGGCCAGTGAGTTTCTAATACTAAGATTGCTGTTTCGCGATGAAATTCGTCGGTATTTGGTAAACGAAATGACTATTCGTTGCCATATATTTCGACCAAGTAACCATTACCTTTTTGCATACTTGGCTATATGTTGCCATAGTGAACTTTCGGATACACTCGACGAGATTCTCGGTGTTTTCGATACTGTAAAAATGTTCACCATTGACAAGTTTTTTCGGCCTGGTAGCTAGGCCTCGCGCGCGTCAGATTTCGATCTTAAGTTACTTAGGTTGAGTAAATGAAGAGGGAGACCGCCCCCCGGCGGCGGCCTCCCCCTCGCGGCGTTGCCGCTCACCCCCTCCACGCCTCGTACGCCTCCGCCTGTCGGCGTCGCCGTACTACATCACTGGATAGCTTGTCGCTCTGCTAGAGAGAGACGAGATCGCCCGCCGAACCGTCGTTGCAAGACCAAATCGTCCTCGTGTGCGAGCTGATACAGAGGTGTTTACCCGAATCCAAAACGTCGGCTCGTAAGTAATGAACTTTTGGATACAGTAGAGAATCTCGAAAAAGTGGGTTGCTAAATCAGAACTAGAGTACTAAAGATTGTTTGTCGGTCGATGCCGACGGGAGATTGAAGAGATGCTCATTGCTGCAAAATTCCCCAGTGTTTGCCCTCGTTGCAACGAACCGATCGCGATCGGCGAACATGTCTCTTGGGAGCGAGGAATGCGAGCCGTACACGCAGGATGTTCTTCCGAGGGTATTGCGGCAGCACGCACGCTCGAGGCGTCTAGGGCTACAGAGGCCGATCCGGATCTAGTCCTCAAATCGCCAAAAGGGCGTGACTATTTCCCGTTTCAGCGCGCCGGCATCGCCTACATGCTCGCGCATCGAGGGGTAATTCAGGGCGATGAGATGGGCCTGGGAAAAACCATCCAAGCGATCGGGGTCATAAATAACGATCCGGAGATTCGCTCAGTGCTCGTCGTATGCCCAAAATCATTGCAACTGAATTGGATCCGCGAACTTCGGACGTGGCTATGCCGTGACCTCACATTTGGGACCGTTATCGGCGTCACCGATATCGTGGTGCTGACCATCGACGAGGCGAAAAAACGCCTCGACAAACTACTACTCAACCCTATCGATTGCCTCGTACTAGATGAGGCTCAGGCGTACAAAAATTCGAAATCGCAACGCGGTAAAATGGCTCAGGCGTTGGCGAAAAATTCAAACCGAAAACTGGTACTCACCGGGACACCAATCCCTAATCGCGTGATCGAGCTCTATCCGCTGTTGCAGATTGCGGCCAAGGAATCGTTTCCGAGCGGGTTCAAGTTCGCAATGCGGTATTGCGACGCGAAACACAACGGATTTGCGTGGGATTTTAAGGGTTCTTCAAATCTTGACGAGCTACAAATCAAGCTTCGCTCGACGTGCATGATTCGTCGTAAAAAACTTGACGTGCTGTCGGAGCTACCGACGAAACAGCGACAGGTGATCGAAATCCCGTCTGGAATTAGCGCGTCGGTGCTGGCGGAGCGTCAGGCGTTGGAGGCGATAGAAGGCAGGCTTGGAGCTCTCAGAGCGGCTGTGGAGCTCGCCAAAACGTCGGAGAATCGCCAGGATCTAACCGACGCGGTGGCAAACCTAAACCAGGCGACCGTCGTAGGATTTGCGGAGATTTCTAGTCAGCGCCACGCGACGGCGCTCGAAAAAATACCGGCTGTAATCGATCATGTCACTTCGCTACTCGAGGCCGACGACGAATCGAAGATCATCGTTTTTGCTCACCACAAAGACGTGATCGAGAAATTACGCGCTTCGTTCGACAAATTTGGGTGTGTTCGAATCGTCGGTGATGACTCATCCGAAGCCCGCGACGCGGCGGTACAACAGTTTCAGACCAATCCAAACATTCGCGTATTTGTTGGCAGCATTACGGCAGCCGGTACCGGCATTACGCTCACCGCTAGCTCTACCGTCGTATTTGCCGAGCTCTCCTATGTTCCAGGCGAGATGCTACAGGCGGAGGATCGCGCTCACCGTATTGGACAACGCAATTCCGTGCTCGTCCAAATGCTAGTTCTCGAAGGCTCTCTCGATGCGCGGATGGCACAAATACTGGTCGATAAAATGGCCGTCGCCGATCTTGGGCTCGATGAGCCTGTGGCGATACCGACACACGAGCCGAGCGCGGACACACCGTCGACGTCTGAGCAGTTAGCCGAAGTTGCTATGACACTAAAGTCAGACACTATGCAAAAAGTTCATAGCGCCTTACGTCAGCTCGCCGGACTGTGCGACGGGGCATCGACTAGAGACGGTTTTGGTTTTAGCAAAATTGATACTCACATCGGGCATTCGCTCGCAAATATGCGCGAATTGACTCCAAAACAGGCCGCGCTTGGCCTGAAACTGTGCAAAAAATACCGCCGCCAATTAGGCGACGGAGTATGGTCGGAAGCGGAAGCGGAAGCGGAGGCGTGACAATGGCATGGATAATTTTGATTTTCGGCCTAACCTGGTTGATTGCTGCGGCCCTGATCACTGCTCTGGGAGCCTCGTACAAGCGCGGTACGCGTCGCCACGAGGACGATGCCGGCTAGGGTTGCGGAGTGGGTCAAGGCGTCGGAACTGAGGCGCCTTGACTGGGTAATCGAGCCGTCGTGCGGTCAGCACGGGCGGATCGAATCAATCGAGACAACCGACGAACTAGTGACCATACAATTTACCGAAGGTCACTCGCCGCCAGGGATAACAGGATTCGCAATTTCTCCGGAACGTGATATTTGCCGGATGCGAAAAATCGGAAAGAGAAAGCTGTAAGTATGAAATTGCAGATTTTGACGAACTCAGAGTGTGAATGTTTTGATGCTTGTCGCGCGAAACATGGTTACCAATACCACGAGTTGTTACGACCAATCGCATCGTCAAAGCCGTTAGATCGCGGTAAATTCGGACACGCTGGCATTGCCGCAGGGTGGAAAAAAGCAGCGTTTAGGCCTACGAATGATCGAGCGGTATTGTGCGAGTTAGCCATCGATGCCGGAGCTAAAGCTATTAACGAAGCGCTTGCGACGGCGACAGATGCACTATTTAAGACACAACCGCAAAATGTCGACGACCTAATTGATGAGCAACGCTCAAACGCTGATGAAGCAAAGGTCGGCGTTGAGTATTCTTTCAATGCTCGAACGGACGAGTTAGCGACAAGAGTGCTCTTGGCTTGTGAAGAGAACTTTTTGATTCGTTTACCAAACGACAATGGGCGTTTGACGCGTGTCGCGTATAGTGGCGCGATTGATCTTGTTACTTACGATCCGGATTTGGGCGTCATCTCGATCGAAGATCACAAGTTCACCACTGTCGATCCATTTGCGTACGAGCGAAAACTAGCTTTAAATACTCAATTGTCCGGGTATTGGTTTGCGGTGAACTATTTGCGACGCGTCTGTAACAATGATCCGTTTTGGTACTTAGCGGATGAATGTTGCAAATTGCATGGGCTCAAATTGTTAGAGGTTTTGGATTCGAACCTTATCGCGGCTTACAACGTAATCATGGCAAAACCATGGGGCGCGCCGTCGGTAAATAAAGACGGCTCTGTATCGGTTGCCAAATGCGACACGACCGCAGAAATCTATCGTTCGGCGCTCTCGGCGCAACAGGAGCGCGGGATTGAGATTTCCGACAAGCAGCAAGTTTTCTTAGACGATCTCTCTCGACGTCAAACGAGTCGTTGCCACAAGTTCGAATTTTCTCGCTCAGAAGCCGAGCTTGATCGGTGGAGGCGAGAAACGATTGTTAAGGCGGCGCAAATTCGGGCGACAGAAAAAAATCCGGAATTACGTATAAGAAATCCTGGCAATTGTACGAAAATGTCTTCGTACGCTTGCGGAATGGCGCCGGTATGTCTTGATCCGACGTGTGAGTCGATACGTCGGCTCTCGTATCGCGTGGCAAGTTCGCCACACGAGGAATTGGAGATACAAAATGGCAATGCGGAAGAAAGCGAACGGTGGTAGAGCAAAGAAGGTTCGAACTATGCCGGCAAAGTCGGCAGGAACAGGCAAGAAAAGAGGACGTCCGAAGAAGACTCCGGCTGTACCGAAGCTCACAGACGAGCAAAAGGCCGTACTCCCTAACGGGCTTTTGGACGCTGCAAACGGTGGAGACGTTACGGCAGCGGAACAAATCCGGCGAATCGTCGGGGCTCACTCGAGGGTTGTAGCCGCTGAGGCGAAAAAAAAAGAAGTTGCGTTAAATTGCAAAAACAGAAAGGAACAAGAGAGAACAGCGTTTGAGAGCACGATTGAAGCGTCTCGTCGAGAAAACTCGACTAAAGAGGAGTTAGATCGTCGACTGTGTGACATACAGTCGAAATATCAGGATTACAAAGAGGCAGAACTTCAAAACGCGATCGAACGCAAAGAGGCGACCGCCGATTTGCGAGATGCGAAAAAAGCTCTCGATGAAGCGATCACAAATACCGAGCAACTGGCTCTCAATTTTGAGTCAGGCAAAACAATCGCTGTAGCGAACGACGGGACCGAAAAGGAGATAGCTCGCGAAGAGGTCGGCGCATCAAATGAGACCGAAAAGGAGGAAGTGAGCGACAACGAAGACGACGAAATCGACTTGGACGACGAAGACGAAGACGAAGACGAAGACGAAGACGAAGACGAAGACGAAGACGAGTTTGATGACGATGTTTGCCTTGAGTAAGGCGAAAGTTGAAAGGTAATAAATGCAACGTTTGGACGATTCTGAAACCGAGAAATACGTAAAGGTTCTGGTTTATGGCAAGCCAGGATCCGGCAAAACATCGTTTGGTGAGACAGCACCGAACCCTCTTATTTTGCTTACAGAGCGTCAGGGTATGGTACACATTCGACAAGCGGCAGTGCGCAACGGGCGCAAAACGCCGCCGGTTTTCTTGTGTGAGTCGATCGAGGATCTGAAATTGGCGCTTCGTGCGCTTCTTGGAGACAAATCGAAACCGTTCGCGATTAAGCGTAAGACCGAAACCGGTGTCGAAACATTATTCACGCTCGACAAATGGCCCGAATCTGTTGTTCTTGATTCGATGACGGAAATCGGGCGCTTGTTAGTACAGTCGATCGAGGCGCAGTCGCCGTCGCGCCCTGGTAGCGATGGTCTTCCGACGCATACGCAAAACTATTGGGGAGTCCTAGGTACTCGAATGGGAGATCTGATTCGCGCCTTTCGAGACTTGCCATTGAACGTGATTTACATCGCACTGTGCGATGACAAGGAGGTAGGCGAAGGTGATCAAAAGACGCGGTGGGTTGGCCCGGCAATGCCGATGCGGCGCCTATCTGACGAGTTAGCGGCCGCTGTAAACGTTGTCGGGTATGCGTTCCGGCGAGTAAAGCGTCGAGCTGTAGGCGATAAGATCGTTTCGGAAATACATTACGGAATCCAAACGGTCGGCGCTGAACACATGCTAACTAAGCCGTATCGTCCGTTGCGAGACGTCGAGGTCCCGGATTTCGCTCAATGGATCCGTGTGATCAATGGTCAATCTGCGACTACGGAGGCCCCTCCGGCGTCCGTAGAGATGGGCGCGTCGTCGGACGAACCAACCGTTGAAGCGGCAGAACAACCGCAAACGAAAACCGCATCAGACGGTAGCTACGAAGACGAAGAGCGAGCGGCAATTAAAGAAGAACCTCGACGTCGGGCTACAGTGAAGAAAGTGACAAAGTAAAATGCTCGTAAAACCACAAAGTGAAGAGGAACGAAAGGCGCACAGTTCGGCGATTCCAGCCGGGCGTTACGCTATTGCTCCGACTGAGTTCTCTTTAAAGCAAAACAAGGCGAAGACGGCGTACTTTATTCGCACGAAATACGTTGTGATCGGCCCGAAGAAGTTCGCCGGCAAGACTTTTTACGATGCGAATTCGCTAGATCTTTCGAAGGACGGAGTTTGCTTTCGGTGGCAACTGTGGATGGAAGCGATTGGAGTCGAAGAGCCAGTAATCGGAACTCCGCCGGAAATGTCGATTAAAGAATGCGAACGAAATATCGCGAAATATTTTATGTTTCGTGGGTTCATAGCGGACATTACACGCAGCGACGATGGCCAATACGTCAACAATGGGATCGCTAAGTTGTTCGCTCCTGGCAAATGGAGTGAGCAAGAAATGAAAGCGATTCGAAATTGGGAAGAGGAACAAAAGGTAAAACTGCTCGACGAAGGTGACGGCACGCAGGAACCGGACGACGACATTCCGTTTGGAAACGACGCTGAGATTGACGAAGCTGCGGAAGCGGAAGAGGAGAACGACTTGGGATGGTAGACACGCCTGCGGGCAAACTTGGCCCGACGCGCGTTTTGTGTGTTGCCCTGGCTAGACTAATTGCGAGGCTATGCCAGGGCACTATCACGCAGATAGACACGGCAAAGGAGCTCGATCGTCTAGCGCGATACTCGGCCGGGCTCACACCGGTAAAATCGACCGAGACGAAATCGACAGCGAAAGAGGAAGATGAGGTTTTTGAATTTTGGAAGAAAGCTACAGGTAAAACTAAATACACGTTCACGACCGATCGCCGTCTAAAGATTCGTGCTCGATTGAAAAAGCACACGGTGAACGAGATAAAACAGGCGATCGAGTGGATTTGTAACGAGCCGTTTTATGCTGGGGAAAATAAAGAGAACAAGATCTATAACGACATCGAGTTGATTTGTCGTAGCGATTCGAAACTCGAGGGGTATCTTGACCGAGCGCGAGAATGTGGGATCACGGAAGCGAAAGACACGGTAAGCGAATCGAAAGCGGAAGCGTTAGAGCAAGCGAAATTTGACGCGGAAAAAGCGTTAGAAGACGGTAATAGTGATGCCTATAGTCGAGCCCAAAAGAAAATCAGGAACCTTACCCGCGGGTAATTTAGGCAATTTGTTCGCGTCGGTTGCGGCTAATCGAATGAAAACGGCGTCTGACGTTGTGGTTCGACTTAAGGAATACGCACCGAAGCGAGCGCCAGAACGACCGGTGTTGATCGAAAAATCAGATGGCGAACTGCACGATTTGATGATCAGGTCCGAACGCGGTCAAAAGATATCGAAGGCAGATCGAGAAACCTTGCGCCTGTTGGGAAACTGGAGAAGTGCAGTTCGAAACGTAGAGATGGTTTCTTGCGGAAACCTGATTTTGCTCTTGGGCGTGTTGAATATGCTCGAGTCGGATGACTCAACTCTTGCCGAGGCTGTAAAAGTAAGACGTTTCCTCGAGGACGAATACGGCGCTCACTTGCCGGGCCCGCCAGCACCGAGCGCGAATTCTAATTGGTCTGAATGGTGGGCGAGCCGTAATTCGCAACAGCGGGATATTTTGCCCCTCTCGTTGCGAACCACTGCGGACGCAAAAGTTGGTTTGAATATTTCGAAACCTGTTACAACGGAAGAAGAGGAAGATGACGGCTATTAAACTGGAAATTGACGAGCAACTTGAAAGAGCGCAGCGAGAAATCGATAAGACAGTCGTGAGCCGCGCCGGTCTTGGAGACATCGATAAGGTTACTCGCATTTCGTTTTATCTTGCAGAGGATGGAAAAACGCTGTTTATCGCTCCAAACAGCATGGACGCGGAAAGCCGAACGGCAGCGATTTTGAAGGCGATCGTCTTGGATTTGAACAACTCAAACGACGGAGAAACCGCTGGGCAAAAACTTAGCAACTTTGCAGTTTGTTTGCTTCGTGCGGCAGTAAATAAAAACGCTTCGTTTATGCTCGTGATCGAAACCGGAGGTAACCTTGCCGAGATACAAGGGACGATGCCGGTCGATGTGGCTCCCGGTATTTTGCGAGATGCTGCAAAATACGTGGCTGAAACACCGTGTAATACAGAAGTGACAGCACCAACGGTGCTCAATTGATTGACACGGCTCGCTTGCTTGAATTGGTTCGAACGCCCACTCGTGATCTGTTGACGACACGGGCAGCGTTCGAAGCGCTCAAACCGCTTGTTTTGGATCTCGTCTCAGAATACGAGAAAGAGAGTGGTCGAGAAGGCGGCTCGTTTGGGCGTGGACTACTCGACGCGATCGGTTCGGAGGTATTGCGACAAGTAAACGATCGAGCCGAGTTGTCAGACGAAACGAAACTTCGTTCTTGCGTTGTGACGGTTGTCGACGGCAGCGTGTTGGTTGACTGCCGCTTGGAGGTGAAATGCCTGCCATCATAACCGAGAGATTAAAGGGAAACTCTCGGTCAATCGGACACGAGCGGCATCTGCGAGAAATGTGGCCAATCGTCGCCATTGATCCAGGTGTAAATGGCGCAGTTGCCATTTCAGATGGCATTTATGGCGTTCGAGTGTTTGATCTGCAAGACTGGTCTGTGTCGCTCGACGCTCTTACGAAGCTAACCACATCGAAGAAACTTTCGACGCCAGTGATCCTTCTCGAAGACCAATTCGTCGGACGCGGCGCCGCGGCGTCGATTGAGGTAACTTGGCTTTCCGGTGCTTATTTCGGGTATCTCCTGGGGGGACTGAGCGGATTCGTAACATTGGTTCAGGTCGCTCCAATAACCTGGCAAACGGCGCAACGTAAGCGTCTTGGAGTTAACGGTAGGCTGAATAGAGAGGAAGGAATTCGATTAGCTGTTGATGAATTACCGGAAAAATTCAGGGTCGGTAACAAGCTTCAGATTGAAGGTCGTGCGTCAGCAATGGGGATTTTGCGATGGTGGAAAGAATCGAATCGTCTTACCTAGCTTCAGGTCGTTTACGGGCCTTACGGGCATTATTTGCGGCGAAACTTCACATTGATGTTTTTTCGGACTGTGGCTTGAAGCATTTGGAAGTTCACACAACGTTACGCGGACCGTTTTTGGTGTGTTCGATTTCGATATCGAATTGGTGTTGGCTGGCGCTCGGCCTCGTTCATTTGTTCGTGTACTGGACTGCAAGAAAAATAGCTGTAAGGTTGTCGAAGGAACAGGCAATCGACGTTAGGATACGGGTAATCGTCAAATGACCGGATTACAAGAGGATTTAAATGCGCTCGAGGATATGGCTAGCCAGGTGCTAGACAACGCCATTCTAAGGGCGCTTTGCGCGACCGGAGAAACTCCAGCATCGCTGAGTGACAGCCGTCGACTTGGACTGCTCGAATCGAACGAAGAGGCTCGTAAATCGTATCGAGCCCAACTGCGCGAGATTCTCAAGGTTGCTTATCTTGACGGCGTTCGATCGGTGCATCGAGACTTACACGGTCAGCCAGGTGTAGACGATGAGATGCTCGATCAAGTAATCGAATTTCACTCTCAGCGAGACGGCAAGACCGAGCCGGTTACGTTATGAGCGAGAAAATTACCCATTACGTCTCGATGGGTTCGGCACGAGCAATCGCTTTGATCGCTGGCGTGGTTGACACGATTCCGCTTTGGGATTTGCCGTCTGAGAAATTGATAGGCGAAAGAGTCGCGGTCTTTTCGGCTGGATATTTAGCAGGAGAAGCAATCGCGATGGACGTTGATTTGTTGAGGCTGAAAGCACTCGATCTGTCGAAGGCTGGTCGCGTCGGTTCGGTTGAACTGGTCGGTTGGTTACAACTCGAATCGTGCTTAACAAAACGACGTATTTCGTCTCATCAGTGGCCAATTGGACGCAAGTCTCCGATTGGTTGCGCAACCGTTCACTGGTTGGTTAAAAGTCCGAAAGTTGAGTTGAATTCTTCGATAGTTGGGCTGAAGAGAATTGGAATGGCCTACTCGGAAAGGCCGGAAGTGCTTGAACGCGATCGTTTATTCGAGGAACGATTCGGAAAGAGAAAGAAATGTTTAGAAGCCAGAAGTATTTGATGTTCGTTCGAGAGCATCCTTGCTGTGAATGCTCGTCGACGTCGCATCATGCGCACCACCACTCGAAACGATTGGGCGGTGGCGGAACAGGCATAAAGCCACACGATACGTTCACGGTTCCTTTGTGCGCGAAACATCACCACGAGGTTCACCAAACTGGCGGAGTCGGGTTGATGGACGCGGAAGAAACGGAACGTTTTTTCCGGGCAACATCACTCCGGTTGTTAACTGAATGGGTAGAACGTGAGAATTCCTAAACGGGCGAAAGCGCTAAAAGTACCAAGAAGAAAACACGCGAAGCATAAGCCGTCGTTATGTGGAGAACGTCGACAGCAAGCCGTAATCATGGCTCAACAGATGCTCGTAGAGTTAAGACCTAACAATGAGGTCGATCACGAGATCGCAGAAAAATTCGATTGCGCGATGTACACTGCGGCAAGCATTCGGCGTGATGCGTGGGCTGAAATTCTCAAAGAGGACACAACGTCCAAGAAAGACCACTTTTCAACGATCGTTGGCGCGCTTCGGCGTTTATACAACAGAGCGTTGGCGTCCAGTCATTATGGTGTTTGCTTGGGTGTCATTCGACAGCTACGCGAGATGTTCGATCTGATCAAGCCGCTGGCACTTGTTGGCGAATCTGGTACCTTCGACGAAGGTAAAAAGGAATTTTCTGGTAGAAGCAATGAGGAGCTACAGCATTTCCTGACGCATGGAACTTGGCCAGAAGAAGCGCCGCAAAGGGAACCGGAAGAGGAGCGAGTCGGAGCAAATCCGCTTGATGATTTATGAGCGATAGACCGAACACGACAAATTTGGCTGGAAAGATTCAAGTTTTTAGACGACGGAAGGCGTATTTAGAAAAGAAGATCGAACAACAAACTCGCAGCGAAGGTGAGTTGTGTTGGGATATGGCCGAGGTGAGTGCGCTTAAAACGGCAATTGCCGTATGCGAATGGTACGCTAACGATCGTGACGGTAACGGTAATGGTCCGTTGGATCTGTTGCAACGCGTCGCGTCTCTTGAGGTGAACGACGTTTCTGAATTCCTCGAGTTACAACGCGACATTCGAGATTGTTTGGAGGAAATTGAAGATGACTAAAGAGATGTCAGATTACGAGTGTTACATTCAGTTGTCGTATTACAGGCGATCGGTCGTTTTGATTGACCGGGTGTCGCCATTTATCTGGTTTTGGAAGCCGTAAGTGTTTCGAGAAAGTGAAAGTGAAATTGAAATGACTGATAGGGAATTGGAACGTTCAATAGAAAAAGAACTGGCAGTAGTGATAGCTAGCAAGTTCGGAGATAATCATTGTTGTTATTGCCCGGTATATGTTACAGGCGACTGCTGTTTGGTGATCGCTGAGTCGTTGGACGTGGTGACAGTCATTGTCGATACAATGTTAAAATTGTGCTGGTCGATAAAATGTTCATTCGCAAATGGGATCATTTTTAAGCGAGCAGGTGTAGGGCATGTCGCTTGACCAATTTTTTACCGATCGGGCGCTTGCTAAACGGATTGCTCTATGGGCGAGAACGATCTGCTCGTATGAAAAGTTCGGGTTCGTCGACCCGTCCAAAGTGAAAATCATCGAGCCTAGCGCTGGGGACGGCGCGCTGATTGACGGTCTGTTGGCGGCTGGTTTTATTCAAGCACAGATCACAGCGGTAGAAATAGACCCTTCGCTATGCGACACTCTAAGATCTAAGTTTCCTGGAGTTTCGGTTGTTCAAACCGATTTTATGTCAGCCGATTTTAGGCCCGGCGGGGACTATTACGATTTTGCTCTTACCAATCCGCCTTATTCGGATGGTAGAGCGGTTCGGCATTTGACGAAGTGTTCGGGAATAGCGAAAACGACGATTGCTCTTGCTTTATCGTCGATAGAGTTCGGCGTCGGTAAATACGCGTCGCTTTGGAGGGGCTGCGAAATAACAAACTGTGCGAAGTTGGTAACGCGCCCCAAGTTCTGTGGCGGATCCGATAAGGGATTTACGGCGATGCAGGATTATGAGGTGATCGCTTTCAAACGTCGCCCGACCCAAAGACTACCTGGTCAAATCGATGGTTGTTTGGTTGAGTGGTGGAACAAGGACGACCCGTTACCAATTGTCGATTGAACGTGATATGTTTTTCTGGTGCGCGCTCCTGCAAAGACTAACGACAAACACGCGTTACTTGTGGAGCGCGCACGTGCGTTTCGAGAGCTTCAGATTCGTAGGGCTCAACACGATCCGAACGCGTTTACTGAATACGTATTGCGGAACGAGACGGACGGAAGCCGACTAAGAAACGCCGACTTCCACCGCGAATGGAACGCGTTACTGACCGCGAATACGCACGCGGTTTTGATAGCTCCAGTAGAGCACGCGAAAAGTCAGACCGTTTCAGTATCTCGAGTCCTTTGGGAGCTTGGAAAGAATCCGAATCTTCGAATTGCTCTAATCTCGAGTACTGAGAAGCTATCAAAGAAGCTACTCAAACAGATTCGTCAAGAGATCGAACGCAATGAGCGGCTACATGAGGTCTTTCCCCATTTGCGCCGATCAAAGAAAAGCGGCGATCCTTGGACTTCGACGGCGATTACGGTCGAACGCGATACGACCGCCCGCGATCCATCTGTTCAGGCGCTCGGCGCTTTTGGTGCGATCGTTGGTTCGCGTTTGGATTTGATCGTTCTCGATGACGTTCTTTCGTTCGAAAACACTCGTACAGACGACCAGAGGAAAAAGCTCATCGACTGGTACGACACGACCGTCTATACGCGGGCGGTGACCGATTGCCGCGTATGGTGCGTTGGTACCCCGTGGCATCCTGACGATTTGCTCCATGTGCTTTCGAAGCGTCCGGCGTACGCTTCGCGGCGATATTCGGCGGTCGAGAACCCCGACGACCCTCCGCGGCTGTGGCGCTCGATTTGGCCTGCACAATGGCCGCTATCGAGGCTTCTAAAGCGGCGCGCCAATATGCCAGAGGCGCACTTCGTTCGTAAATATTTGTGTCGGGTCCGTTTGGACGCGACGTCACGGTTTCAAAAATTGTGGCTCGATAGGGCCGACTCGCTTGGTAAGGGGCGTACTTTTGAGCTCGTGTCCCCACCCCGTCGGACACCACGGGGTGCCTACCTTCCGTGCTTTTCAGGGGTGGATTTGGGTGTTGGTGACGAAAAAGACGACGGCTTAACGGTAATCGTTACGATCGCTCTAATGCCAAACGGTCAACGTCTAATCGTCAACGTGGTATCTGGACATTGGCAAGCACCGGAAATCTTGGCTAGATTGCGCGAAACTCATCGAGTTTACGGATCGGAAATATTGGTCGAGTCGAACGCGGCTCAAAAATATATCGTTGATCTGACCAGGGGGGATATCCCCGTTCACGGCCTACACACAAGCGCCAGGAACAAATTTAGCGAACAATGGGGCGTCGAGTCGCTAGCGGTCGAGCTCCGAAATATGCTCTGGATTATGCCTTCGGGCACTGACGGGCAAACGGTGGCTGAAGAGGGCGTCGCTCTCTGGAGCGAGTGTTTGCATTACGATCCGAACACGCATACTGGCGACCGGCTCATGGCACTTTGGCTAGCTCGCGAATGCGCTCGACGGTGGAGCGGATCCAAGGGTTCGAAGCTCGACACCCAACGTCGCTAAGCTCGACACCCAACGTCGCTAAGGGTATCCTGTGGTCATGCTGGCATATAGCGAGAGTAAGATCGTAGGCGGCGGAACCGCTGACGTGGCGCCTGGTTCGGCGCCTGCGTCGGCTAGATTTATTCAATTACCGGATCGTCTCCCCGGACTAGATATGGAGCCCGTGTCGTTGCGGATCGGAATCCTCGGGACTGCGGGGAATTCGGCAGTGGTCACGATTTGGCATTGTGTTGACGATCCGAGAATCGTTGAGGCTGGCTCTCGTCGATGGGTGACCGTTCAAACGGCGGTCACGCTGACGGCTAATACGATTACTCGTGTAAAGGCTTGCCCTGGGCTGATGTACGTTCAGGTAACGACCAATAGC